CTGGCATAAAATTAGGGTCTATAGGCACAGTTCTTCTTTGTATAGCCTGTGTATTCATAACATTTGGATTCATCATTGGCAAAAACATTCTTTCATCAAAAATAGGCATATCTGTCCTACCACCTTCTTGAAAGCTTAAAGCACCTCCAGAGGCTACTGGTATGTTTTCTGGGTACATTTCTCTTATTCTTCTTTTTCTTTCTTCTTTATCTATACCCATTTGTCTTAATTGTTCTTCAAAAGCTTCTTGAGACAACATTACTCCTGTTGTACCAGCACCAATACCTATTGGTATGTAAGCACTAGGGTCAGTAAAACCTGTAGCTAAATTACTAAAACCTTGACCAAAACTTTTTGGAGCTCCTGCAAAAGCTGTTTCACCTATAGGAGATATTCCACCTATATTCTCTGCTAATGGATTAACCACGTTTTGTCCTACAGTTGGATTACCAAATATATTTCGTAAATTTTCTACTGGTGTAGAAATAGCTGCTGTTTTTGCTGCTTCTGCACCTGCTTGTGATGCAGCTTGACTTATTGCTTCTGCACCTGCTTGTGTTCCCATAAGTCCAGCATCTGTAACTACATCTGTTGCTATCGTTTCTCCAACATTAGCACCTGCTGCTGCAGCACCTGATTGTAATGCAGAGCCAACACCATAACCAGTTATACCAGCTAATATACCTTTTTTAAGGTCTCCTGTGACTGCAGTTTGTGCAAGACCAGAACCTATTGCTGATGCAAGCAATGGTTTAGCAGCTAATGATGCACCTAAAGCACCTGTTCCTGCTAAAGCACTAAATCCTAAACTACCTAAAATGGGTGCCAAAAATGGTAAGAAAGCCTCTGGTTGTCCTGTTTCAGGATTTATAGTTATGGGCATTGATGATGCAATACCTTTCATTTCTACAGGATTTACATGGAGCAACATAGAGTCGCCAAAACGACCTTGTGCTGCTACGTTTTTTGCTTGTTGTTTTAAATCCATATTATCTTTCCTCGGTTGTTTCGCAACCAAATATATTAAAGCTCATGTCTACTGCACTTGTTCTTACTTTTATAACATCTGCTTGATTTAAGGTTATTCCTATAACTATAGAAAAAGAATCATTTGCTGCTACAGATTTGTCGTAAAATAAAAACTGTTTATCATCTGCACTAGCACCTGCTACATGAACACTTAATCTAAAAGTTATTGCTGAACCTGTCCTATTAGCAGCAACTATAGAACTTACTGTTGTTTGAGTTTTATCTGGCACTGTGTATAAAACAGTTGTGGTCGTTGCTGCTGGGTCAAGTTGTCCTAAAACTTTTAAACTATCAGCCACCTGTAACTCCCATTAATAAAAATTGATGTCTGCGTATAGCTTTACTACTTATAGTATCTTGTTTTCTTTTAGCATTTCCTATGTCAGAGTTTATATCTTGAAACGTTTGCTCTATTGTTCTTCTTGTAATAGTTTCATTTATCTCATCGTATTCTGTGGTTGCTATAGGAAGTGGTACTGCTGATTTATCTGCCATTATCTTTTACCGTCTCTTCTAAGTTCTAATCTTAAATCACCCAATCTCCATCCAAAATTTCCAGAAGAGTTTTCTACTCTGATAGCACTTTGCCTACTTCTACTTCTAGTATTGGTAAAAGTAGAATTAGGTGTTACAGCTACAGTGGATAATGTAGATAAATCTTGAAGCGGATATTCTCTACCTTTTATCACTACATTGACAGTATCGCCTGTGTCAGTAGATTTTCTAAATTGTATATCTGGTATTAGTTTAGATATAAACATAAAGTTTTCTCCATCTGGGTCTAAATCAAAGTCAGAAGATTCTATAAAAGCAGTAAATCCATTACCGTCTGCTAAATATCCAAACTCTTGGTCATACAAATAATTAGAGCCAGAGTCATCATCTTTACTTGCAGCCAATGGATAATCTAAAGTGTATGCAGGATTCCATGCTGTTCTAACAAAGTTATCACTAGTAGTTCCTATACTCCAACTTTGTTCTAAATAATTATAGATTACATATCTATTTATTTCTTCACTACTTTCACTAGGATAAAACCACATTACTTCATTATATTTAGGATTAGCTGCTGCAAAAACTTTGTATGCTTGGCTTTTATTAAAATCATTAAATACGTGGTCTAACACAGTGCAAGGCAATCTTTGCACAGAACCTGAGTACTGATAAAAAGCACCATCGTCCATAAAGTAAACTGTACCACCTGCAGTAGCTGCTCCGTTAGGAGATATGAGAGACATACCAGTTGCTACTTCATTGAAACTAAATACAAATGGAGCACCAACAAAACGCATAGAAACTATACCTACGTCTGTCCAAATAAGTATTTCTTGTCTTGTTTGTAAACCACCTATAATTGTGCTACCTGTAGAAAGTCTTACTCCTCCTGCTGAATTTGTTGCAGTTGGTGTCCAATCTACTGCATTTTCTTTATCAGAAAATCTTACTAATAGTGGGTCTATAGTGCTAGAACCTATTGGGTTAGAACCTAAAGCTATTACGTGCCTATCTACATCTGACATTAATAATTGTAATACTGCAACTGGTGTGTTACTTGCCCCTGCTCTACTACTTGCTAATACTGCTCTAGTAGATAAACCACTAGATTCATCCCAATAATATATAGGTCCACCTCTAGGTGCTGCTATAGTATCATCTCCAAAATTATCTATTGTCCATAATCTTAATTGATTAGTTAAAGATAAAGGTGTTGTAGAACCAAATCCTCCAGCACCCCAAGAACCTACACCCCAACCTGTAGAAGAAACATAAGTATCTAGTCCAACATTTATTTGATATGTACCTAAAACTGATGAGCCACCATTACCAGTATCACTACTATTTGCTGTTACTTCAGTTCCACTGGTATCTTTAGCAGTAAAAGTAAAACTATTATCATCAGGAACTGATACTATTTCGTACTCTTGATTTAAGACTGCTGCTGTAATGTTACCACCTAAACTAGATGCACCACTGAATGTAACAAAATCTCCTATCACTGCACCATGAGAAGTGTCTGTAGCTGTTATGGTAGAGCTACCGTTTGTAGCTGCAAAAGTCACATCACCTGCAGAAGTAGTTTCTCTAATTGGTGTTATATCATTAAACGTAGTTCCCTCTACTCCGTACAACTTTTTATGTGTTCCTAGTATTTTGTATTTAGTAGATTCTATATCACTGTAAACGTGTATTTTTCTACAAGTTCCTAAAAAAGAACTAGATGAATGTTTTTGCCAACCACCTATTTTTTCTGGTCTGCCTTTTCTAAATCTTACTTTATCCGCATCAAACCAACCATTCTCATTTGAATAATTAGTGCCTTCTTTATTTATGCCTGGTTTAAATACAAATTTAGCAAATGGCATATCTATACATCAGTCCAATCTTTGCAAGAAAAAAGCAAAGCTTCACTTTTTCTTCTTTTTACTAAACCCTCATTTACTTTACCATTAACTTTATTCCAACGCTTTATTTGTTCAGGCACTTCATGGTATTTACCTTCATTTAAAACTTTAAGCATCGTTGATGACTTTAAATTTGTTGGACCTAAGTTAAAAACCCAAGATACTAAAGCATCAAATTCATTTTGTTTTAGTGGAACTTTAACCATATCATTTATATATTCTTGATATTGTTTTAATTCATGTGTTAATAAATCTTCAGCCTCTTGCATGGTAATTGACATATCATCCTTTACAGGACTTCCATCTATAAGCTTGAGGCTCCCATATCCTATTGTAGGCTTATTAGCAGGACATCTGTAAGAAACAGCATTTCCATCTGTATCTTTAGGACAACCTTCATAATGTTTTATAAGCGTTACACCTTCTTGTGATATTTCCATTTTACTCTCCTTTGTCGCTTGTGTGAGATGCCCCAAAATAGAACGAAATAATTGCACTCGCTAACCCTCCTAAATATCCAAGAACTAAATTTATTAATGCTTCAGAGTTTTGTTCAGGTGGCTGTAAGGTTACTAAAAATATGTAACCTAAAAATCCACCTATGGTAAACAAACCTATAATACGAGCAGTCCAGTCTTTACTAAACATACTCCTAGCGTGTTGTTTTTCTTGAGTTTCTAAAGCAAACAAATCTATATCAGCTTCTTTCATTTTAGCTTCAAATTCTTTTTCTGCTTTTTTAATTTCTATTAACTGTTCAGGTGTAGCATTAGCCAAAGCCTGTTCTATTGATTTAGGTTTATTTTCAACACCCAATACATTGGAAATTACATCTCCTGCCATTTTACCAAAAGGACCACCTAACGCAGTTCCTAGCGTTGGAGCTACTGCTCCTACAATATTTTTTAACATACCTTTCATGTTGACTCCTGTACTGTATAAATTTCAACTGGTTTAGCAATGCCTTTCATTGCTATAGGTTTTAATTTTATTAATTTTATATCTGTTTGTGTAGCGGTATTACTTGCAATAACTATATCTTTGCCCACTTCTTTACAACTGCTTTCGCATCTAGCGGCTAAATTTACATCACTTCCAATCGCAGTAAAATCAAATCTAGTATCACTACCCATATTTCCTATAACTGCATTGCCACTGTTAATTCCTATGCCTATGGCAATACCTAAATCTGCTTTCTGCATTTCTTTTTTTATTTCTATAGCAGTTAGTATTGCTCTATCTTCGTGCATATCTAAATCTATAGGAGCATTAAAAATAGCCATCATGGCATCTCCTATATATTT